ATTTCATTGACTTATTGAGCGCTCGTGCTCGGCACCGTGCTCGTGCTCATCACTCGGCATAACGCCGCACGTCATGCACATGCAAATAAACCATATAAAATAAGGGTTTTCTGCGCCCCCTCGATCACGCACCCTCAAAAAAGTCATATAAAATAAGGGTTTTTTGCACGTCCACTCCGATAACCCCCACCCCTTTAGTTCGCCGCACACGGTCTCCGGGCGTAGGGAACACATGTGGTCGATGGGCTATAGGGCATGTGGAGTAGTGGAGGGGGACTTAGAATTTTGGGGGAAATGGGGCATGGGGGAAGTGCCAAGTAGTGGTGAGCGCTGGGGCATAGGCCATGAAAGTGCTCAGTCGCCGCCCCCCCTTTTCTAAAATTTGCGTATGCGTGAGATAATTGAGGGATGTCCGCAGCAGACCATCTCAGTAACCACATCAAGCGGTTCGCACCCCACGCAGAGGGTGCGGGGTGGCATACATGTGAGGGTGCGGGAGGGTCATGCGAAGTGGCTTCTGAAGACTTCAGAAGCGTTGCGGGTGGCAAACACCTACAGTTTGCTGGTGCAAAGTTCGATACAAGTAGTGTCCACCCGGAATGGCAAAAAGTTCCTTCTGAGCACATGTCTCATCATGTTCCAGTGGTGGACGACCATGTAGTGGACTGGACATATAGGCAGTTCGATCCTACTTCCGAATTTCCGTTGGTAGAACATGTAGATGATTATTCGAAGCGTTGGGATCGAAACTACGACGTTACGCCCTACTGGGACGAAGACCACAAAGGTCCTATAAACAGATAGCCCCCTTTTTCTGAAAATTTGCGTAATTGTGCGATAATAGGATTATGGCTAATTACTACGATCACCATTCCCGTTTGGTTGAACACCACCAAAACCTTGCTGCGGAATACGAGGGTAAGCGACAGGAACTTCTGTCTCGGTATCAGTCCCGTGGTCCTAAATACTTTGATACGGGGAAGAATCAGGAAATGCCTAGGTTTCCTATGCAGTCAGGTGAAATTGCCATCCACGATTCGTTGGCTGGTAAACGTGACGATCACATGCGTGCGATGCGTCACCACCAAGAACGTGCGGATATTTTGTGGAGCGGTGCAGAAGACAACAAGCCGCTACCTCCTCACCTTGCGGCAAACTACGACCGACTTACGGCAGATGACGACATGAGTAGTCTCCAGCAGCCTGATATTCGTAGTTTCCCCTTTGGAATGTGAGATAACTGAGGGATGTCACGAACAGAGCATTTTGACGCAGGCCATAATATGCCTGAACACAACACTACTCCGGGTCGGTTTCGTTACAAACCGAACACCTATGTGCAGCATGATGGGGAAGAAATCCCTGTTACCGACGAACTAGCCGTACACGTCGGTAACGACAAGATCGGCTACATCAAACGTAACCACGACACTCCTGAGGGTTCATACGGGGCGTGGAAGGGTGGAGGTCAGTATCACTCCACTCGTCGTGCAGCGTCAATGCATGTTTGGAACAGGCACATCGACAAAAAGAACGAGGGTCAAGACTGATGGCTCACGACTACGATTACCATCACGCTAAGGCGTGGGAGCATCAGGCTATTACTGATCATCATCTGAAGCGCAACAAGGAACTAAAGGCACTTTTTGGTGCCGATCATCCTGATGTTGGCCGGTCTATGGAGATGGTTCGGAAGAACTATTGGAAGGCACAAGAGCATTTTGACGCTATGGATGCTCTTCGACCCCCGCAGGTCTGATGGCTGCTAAAGACGCTTTACGTTCCGAACAATTGGCTATGTTTGTTCCTGCAAAGGACCTTATCTCTGCCCGACCGCTTCCCGGTGATCGTAGATATACAGAAGACTCGTATTTTACGAAAAAAGAGACCAATAATGACTTATGGGATCGTAAATTAGGCGAGAGTAAAGAACAACCTACGGATGTTCATGGAGGTACTCTCCATAAAGAAATCGCTAAAGAGGGTGTAAAAACTCCTATTAGGGTGATGTGGGAGAGCGGGCGTAGTAATCCTACAATTGCTAATGGTCATCATAGGATTGTCTCGGCAAACGATATTGATCCTGAAATGCTAGTGCCAGTTATGCACTACACAGACGACGAACATCTTGCCAATGTCGTTAATGGCGAAGACCACTATACGTTGGCTGATATTCCTAGACCCAAGCCGTCAAGGCCCGCTAAAAAGGCTGCACGTCGAAAAGACTGATACTTGCCCATATGGTTAAAATGGATCATATGTGACTAATTTCACGTCAAAATCTTAGATTTTTGACCAAATGGCGTTTTTTAGAGTATTTCGTGTCATAATTGGCGTATGGCACGCACAGAAAACTTCGATGCTGGACACGGCATGGAGCATCACAACACCACTCCGGCCCCTGAAAAGCCCATTAACCCTCTTGTGAGCGGAAAAATGGGTCTTGATGAGGTTTCTCAGCCTCCTTCAGGCATTCGTTATAAGACTGCCGACACGGGAAACCGATTTTCTACAGGTAGCGGCATTGAATTTGATACCGAGTCTGTAAAGGCTAAGGATCTAACGAAGGATCATGCCTTCCTGTGCGCCTGTGGTCGTATTCACTCTTATATGAACCAAGTTCAAAAAAAAGATAGCGATAAAGTTAATGTTCATTCTTCACATGGACATGATTTTCCCGTTGATAAGGACATTACCGTGATCAAGGGTGACATGGATCGGGAAACTCGTAAGAAGATCAACAAGTACCCTTGGGAAGCGCTCTAACATGCCTGACACAGAACTGACGTTTTCGAAGATCTCCGACACCCGTTATGAGTCGAACGACGGTAAGTGGTCTGTTGTCAGTGATTTTAACGACGACGCTGCTTGGCATTTGCTAAATAAAAACGGTGTAATGGTCGCAGCAGTCAATGGCGACGCTGAGGAAGCCTGTAATACGGCGTTCCTGTGGCATAATTGATGTATAGCCACTAGGCACACGACTTAAGAAGGAATACTCATGGCACACGGACAAGACACCGGATCTCACCCCGGGCGCAAGGTTGATCGGGAAACGCATAGGCAGGCCAAACTAGACGATATCGCTGATCATATGTCTGATTTTATAAATGACAAGATGTGGAGTTTTCAAGGAAAGAAAGCACCCAAGAGGTCCACTAAGACAGGCGCTCAGTTGGACCGTGACGCTGAGTCAGGCTACTAATGGGTATTATGAAGAAGGTCGGCGGGTCCGTCGCTAAGAAGATTGCCAACTCAGATGCTGTAGGCGGGGCTATTCACGCTGCTGCGGACACTTTCGGTCAAACAGCAGCAGGTCAGACCTCAGCGGGTCGTATTGCACGAGATATCGCTCAGAACCCAGCACACCGTGAAGGTGTTATTGGTGCCGCTATTGGTATGGCTACTCCCGGAATTCGCAACAAGTTTCGTGCAGCGAACACTCTTAGAGGTATTGCCTCTGATGTCCGTGGCGGGCGTGGAGCGGTAAGTCCGGGTCAGTTCGGACATCTTCCCCCTCCCCCCGGTTCGGGTTCGAATAGTTCCACATTTGATTGGGATGCAAACATTCCCGGTTCGGGTTCACACGAAGCAGTACCCAATTGGGATGCACCGCCTCCCCCTCGTCATGGTGGCTCTGATAATCTTGATTGGGATGTACCGCCCCCCACTCGTTATGGTGAATCTGATACTCCCGATTGGATGAATCCAAACGGTAATTGGAAGACACCTGATTACTAACATACAAGGATTTAAGGATTAGTTATGAGTATTCTAGGACGTTTTCGCCCCCGTAGTGGAGATAGCAGCACGATGGCCCGAGGCGATGCCTCAGGTCTAGTTCCGTCTGCTGGTGGTATGGGTCGCCCTCCCGGCCCTCCTACCCGTACTTCTGTGGGTTCCTATGGTGATCTTCCAAAGCGGCCCGGACGTGGTGCTAAGGACCCCGGTAGCCTTCCACAGCGGCCTAATCCTAACCAACCTAAGTTGCCTAGTGCACAGACACAGGCAGCCACTTGGAATAACCCGCCTGAGAAGGATTCACCTACAAAGGAGACTCCTAAGAAGAAATCATCTGAAAGCACTTCCTCGCAAGCGCCTAGTAAGATTTCTTCTTACCATGCAAGCACTTCGCCGTCGTATCAGACTACTGACGAGTGGGCTTCCAGCGTGGCTCGCCGTAAGGGTTGGATTCCCGACTGATAGTTAAGTATCGCTCTTTTACTCAAGACCGGCTCCTAGGGGCCGGTCTTTTGCATGTGTGGCATAATTGATACATGTCAGCAGCGGATAATCTCCACGGAGATCAGTTTGATATTGAGTATGACACCCAAGATACGGGTGCCTCAAAGTATCAACATAGAATCACTGCTCGCCTTGGGGATAAATACGCTGGACACATGCTGTGGACATCCAAGTCAGTTAGAAATATCGATGTCAGTCCACAATATGCCCGAAAGGGTGTTGCGACGGCGATGTGGGAACACGGGCACCAATTGGCGGCAGAGAACGCACGGGTACCTAAACCTAAGCACAGTGCAGACCGAACTGACGAAGGGGACGCTTGGGCGAGGTCAGTAGGCGGCGCTTTACCGAGAAGGAAGAAGTAATGGGTGCTAAACACGTCATCAATCCCGATCAACTCACAATGTTTGAGCGAGCAGGAGATCTAGCGAACCCTGATCTTACAGTTCACGGCGATATGGAAGAGTTCCAACCCTTCCACGAGTTTCATGCTCAGAAGTTAAGTGAATCCACTAAAGAGCATGCTGACGATGGTACTGAGCGATCTCTCTATAAGAGCGTTCAAGAGGACGGTATCCGTCAGCCAGTATCGCTTGTGCATAGCAAAGATATGTATGGATCTCCGCTACATAAGGGGATGCCATCTAAGGTGCTTATCGACGGTCATCACCGAGTGTTCTCTCAAGCGTTCCAAGACCCTAAGAAATTCGTTCCTGTTGAATGGATACCCTAACTCTCCCTCTTGAGCACTAAGGGCGGGCCTAGGGTCTGAGCGTTTAGCAGTCATTGTGAGATACTAGGTATATGAGTAGACGAGATCACTTCGATGCAGGACATGGTAACCCCGAACATTCCCTAGAAGGAATCATGTCTAAGCAAGAACAAGACAAGATTGCTGGCGAAGCACTTGGTGGACATCTCTGGGACTCTATGGAAGAAATGATGGGTGGTCCGGGTTCCTACAAGGCTTCTATCGGTCTTGCTGCTACGGGACACGCACATGACAAGTTTCAGGGTGAGAACATCAAGTTCGATGAAGAGGACTACCCGGTCCTACATCATCAGGTGACTCCTTCGGTACACGTTGAGTACCCGATCCCACATGAGACCAGTACTCACTCCGAGGCTGATCCTGACACAAACTACTTCTACGCTACGGCTTACAAGACGAATGCTCGTGGTCAGAAGGCTCCTCTTGACGCAATCTACATTCCGGGTGCTGTACGTCACAATCCTGACTACATCAAGTCTTCTGCGAAGGAATGGGTCGATGAGACCTATAAGCCGAATCAGGAAGATTACGACAGAAATGCTCGTGGATCTTACGAATAAAGCATATCAGGGCTTATTCTTCATTTTTTTCGGTTTTTAACTTCGCTTCTTCGGCCTGCCTGCTGCTATGGCATAATTGACGTATGGCTTTAGGCAAACAGTTCGAAGATACATATTGGGAAGATCCTGAATCAGGAGAAACCAAGTCATGGACTCGTGAACGGGTTAGCGGCGTTCCTCGTGTAAGTCCTACTACTAAGACCAATGCCCCTGATGATGAATTGTCGGGTCATCAGGGTATTCTCTTTCATCCCTCAACCGGTACTGGTCGTAAAGACGATCCGCTTGTACCGTTAGAGCGTAGGGAAACAGCGGCCAATGTGGCTCTTGGTCTTACTGATATTGACGCTTATAAAAGCCGTGTTAAACAAGGTTCTAATGTCAAGATTTCTGACAATATGGCGAGGTCAGATGCTGAACTGCTTAGAAACAGTCTAGTTAATTCTGAAACCCCCATTAGAGAAATTGAAAACACTAAGGTAAGCGCTTATTTGAATCCTCGTCGTGATCGTGGTGGTGGTTTCGCTGAAGATTACAGCGATAAAATTATGATCGGTAAGGAGAAAAGGGGTAAATGGGAAATAATCCCTGAGAGTAAGGGACTGAAAACCACTCCTTCTGATCGTCCCATTGCTAACCCAAAGTTTTGGGATTGGTACGACAAGAACATCAATAGGGATCAAGAGGATGCCTCAGAAGGTCTTCTTAGTCATACTGAGGGGACTGTTAAGAAATACGGTTATCACACCAAAGAAGACGGCACACGCTCACATGGACAATATGGGGTTCCTTCTAAGGCCAATATTCGCTGGCAGCACTCTAGAACAGGGGAAGTACTAGAGAACAGCGATGCTGTTAAAAAGGCTGAAGGCGATGTTGAGAACTTGCGAGGTCTTGGTTTCGTTCCCAACCTGTTTCCGGGCAAAGGAAAGTCTTCAAATAAGGTTCATGCTGGTGATACCTTTGATTTTACAAAGGGATACAGTTACACCAAGGATGCTGCTAGTACGTCAAAGATGCATTCACGTTTCGAACCGGAATCGGTTGAGGAAGTAACGATCCCTGAGAAGGACAAGTACACAAAAACCCCCCATATCGATCAAGGTACTTTAGTACATGAGATAGGTCATCAGCGGGATGAATCTATGGTAAATGATCGTTACTCTCATAGAAAGCGCTTTACAAAGAATATAGAAAGATATGGCTTTGCAGACCCGTTAGAAGAAGGTCTTGCTGACGGTAGACGTGACCGATACTCCACCACTCCCCATGGCGGGATGGGTGACATGTATGAGGACGTTCTACACGATCCTAACGATCCTACTAGATCTATGAAAAAGGGATACGGGGTAGACCACGCTCAGTGGAAGAATAAAACCCACAAAGCCCTATACACTGCATCACGGATTGCTGCTCGTACTGGGGACAATGGTCGTGACCAATATCCTTCTCGTGAGGAACTTTCTAAATCCCTAGGTATGCCCCTCAACGACTCACGCTATCAGGTACGAGATTACGAAAATAAAGAGCATGCTGACTCTGTAAACACTATGGCCCTTGGTCATATGGTTACTACCACTCCTAGCCTTATGAAGCATCTTAGGGAACAGGGTCTATACGACGTTGGTAAGCAGGCTCGTTCTGCCTATATCGATGCCCGCCGTAACCGTAGTCGTGAACAGAACGGTGGCTGGACCCAACCCCAACTTCCGGGTATGGAAGACTGATGGGTCAGGAACATAATCTCAGCGAACAACTTCAGTTGTTTGATCCCGGTCCTGCCAAAGAGCCGGAAACTGATCACTATGACCCTGCCAATTGGGCGCAAAGCGATGCGACTGTATGGCACTCAACTCTAAAGAAGGGTTCGCCTCACCAAACTGCCAACATTGGTATGTATGGGGACTACAGCGGATTCCACGTCGGTTCAAGACGCTCTGCTGATGAAGCGACCCGTTACAGTCGCCGTCGCCGTGATAGGGCATATCCCTACCGAATGACCGGTAGTTCTGCTCTAAACCCCTCATTTAACGAACATCAGGAAGATCAAACCACATGGCGTGATGACCATGCCAATGATCACTATAATTTACCTGACATGCTGCTCCCCGATTCGGCGTATAACGCCAACATCCGTGGCGAGCACGTTCCTTATTTGAATGAGATGGAGGACAATGGGTCAGTGTCTTTCCGGGCCGCTCCCGAAAATCTAATGACGTGGAGCGAACACGTCATGTCGGACCCTAAGGCACCCTCACATTGGCGTGAGAAGGCTCAGACACACGAATTGGTAGCCCATGTGGGTAAACCTCTATACAAGCGATCTGAGCGAAACAATACCAATAACGTACAGTTTCCTCTGCCCGGTATGGAGCACTTGGGTCCAACCAAAATGACCGTTGATCGACCTTCCCTGCCCCCCGACGCAGAAGTCGCCCATGTATTCGATGACACCTATACTGACCGAATTAGTACTGTCGATCACAGCACCGAAGTAAAGACCTCACCTCAACACCGTTATCTTGTATTCGAACCCAAAAAGGGCCGACGTAAGGGTAAGTAATGAGCGAGCAAAAGAAGATTCGTGAAGAGTATGTACTTGATGAAGACCTTCGTTGGCGCTTAGAGAAATCCGATATGGGTCAAGAGAACCCAAGGAAGAAAAATGATGATGAAGAACGACGACAAGAACAGCCCTGAGAATCTAGTAGCCCGTACCAACCGCCTTGCTGAGTTTTCCAAGGCAACCGGGTACAACGCTAGGTACAACGCATCCCGCTCAGAACGACGACTTCGGCGTGAAAACGGCCAGATGCAGTTGTTTTCCAATGACACGGAACTTGACCGTCGTCACCCAGAGGAATACTGAGTAAATAGATCATTTATCAAACTATCCCATATGGTTTGATAGTGCTATCGATATAGCCCCCTGTGGTATTATCTATACATGGCTAGAGGACACCACTCAGAACACGACGAGCACCGCAAGGTGACCCGTGAGCATCACGCCGCTCGTCTTGAAGATCTTGATAATATTGGTTTCGCATCCAATATCTATGGCGAATCCATGCATATGGACCCCCGCATGGATGAGGGTCGTGCAGACCGTAACGACGAGTATTCACCGTACTCACCTTCCCACGATGAGTTTGAACCGATGGAAGAGCGTTACGGAGACCATGGATACAACGACGCTATGTACGGACGGGGCTTGATGTGAGTCGCAGCGCTAACTTCTACCAAGGACTTGGAAATGCCTCTTGGACGGCTGCCAACCACCTTATGGACCGTGTACTGGGCGCTCTTGAGCCTCAGTCGTCGTTCATGGTTGGGCACCCTGAAAACGAGGGTTCCATCCATATGGCTGATGACATGCCTATGGAGAACCAGTGGGGTACCGTCCACCGTCTAGAGAACGAAAACACCTCTGACATGTGGAACCACGAGCGTGCTGAATACCTCAACGGGACCGAAGAAGAATCAGAAAAGTAACATCAATCTTTTTGATTGGTGTTTATCTCTTCTAGTAGTTCTGCGTATTCCATAAGCGCCATAGAGGCTGTGTGGCGGTCATATCCGTCTACGCAGTTACATGGGTGGCGCATTTGAACGGCCCGTAGAGCCGCTGCCAACTGAGCGGCAGAGGCTTCTAAACGACGACTGTAACTTACGAATGATGCAAGTACCTTGCTCATCTATCTACTCCAATAACGGTCACGCCCGCTTGGCTTAGTAAATTATACACTAAAGGCCAAGATTCGTAAGACTTGTCCACATAATGCACAAGCCTGTGGACACCCGACGATGCGATGAGTTTGGCGCATCCCATGCAGGGTGGACCGTTAACAATGAGAGTTCCTCCCTGCCGAAGGGCTGGGTCGCTCCACAAGAGCGCTCCCTGCTCGGCATGCTGTGAAATGCAGTTGTCGTATGAGGAGCCGCTAGGGCTGTCTTCATATAGCCGTGGACAGGCACCGTCTACGCAGTGAGCCATACCGGGAGGGCTTCCGTTATAGCCGACTCCAGCAACCCTCTTGTTAGGTGCTAATACCACAGAAAAGTACTGACGTTTGGCGCAAGTAGAGAACATTGGCGCTAGAATGTCACACGCTTCAAGCCATTTTCTCTCGTGGCTATGTACGGAGTTGGTCATGTCGTGTACCCTACAGCATCCGAGAACTCTATCGATAGGTGGGCCTGTTGAGCACTCCTCGTACGCACCTTGTTATTCCTGATACCCAAGTTAAGCCCGGTGTCCCACTAGATCACCTTTACTGGGCCGCTGAATACATCATTGACCGCAAGCCCGATGTGATCGTACATCTTGGTGATCATGCGGATATGAACAGCCTTTCATCTTACGATTTCGGTAAGATGAGCCATGAGGGCAAGAGGTACATTCAGGATATCGAATCGGCCAATGAAGGCTTCGATATTCTCAATAGTGCTATGGACCGATACAACGAGCCTAAGAAGAAGTGGCGTAAAGGTGTCTACGCTCCTGAGAAGCACATCCTTCTTGGAAACCATGAAGATCGCATCACTAGGGCAATTAACAGCGATGCGAAGATGGAAGGCGCTATCGGACTATCAGACCTCAACTATGAGGACCACGAGTGGGTCGTACATCCGTTTCTAAAGCCCTTAGAACTAGATGGGGTACATTATGCCCACTATTGGGCTAATCCTATGTCAGGGAAGCCTATAGGCGGTGTGGCATCTACCCGTCTTAAGACCATCGGCCATTCATTTACCATGGGTCACCAGCAGACGCTTGATTACAGCACTCGCTTCCTAGCGAACGGCGATCAGCATTGTGGACTCATCGCTGGGGCTTTTTACCTCCATGACGAAGATTATAAGGGATACCAAGGAAACGCCCACTGGCGTGGACTGATTGTCTGTCACGAGGTAGAGAATGGTGCCTACGACCCCATGTTCGTGTCCATGTCGTATTTGTGTCGGAAATACGAGGGCGTATCACTAGAGAAGTACACGGCTAAGAAGTTCTAATGCACGACGTAGCCGTAGAGGTTCTTTGGGATAATAACGGTGATCCAACCCACAGCATTGGTTGGCTTACGGAAGCAAAAAGCCGCTGCCTTCAACTCGTTACCGAGTATTCCAGCAGCGGCTTTGTTGAACTTCAAATTCCGGTCGAATCAGTTATTGAAATGAAACTGATCTAGGAGAGCAACGCTTCCCACGTCTGAGGGCCGACGACACCGTCAACCTGAAGGCCGTTGTCTGACTGGAACTTACGAACAGCGTTATAGGTGGCAGGACCGAAGACCCCGTCACCAACAAGTCCGTATCCCTTGCCGTTCAATCCGACCTGAAGAATCTTCACAGAACCACCGGTAGACCCCTGCCGAAGAACCTGACTACGAGCGTCGTTCAGGGCATTAAAGAATGGATTGCTAGGAGCAACGGCCTGAAGATTGGACAGGAACACGAACAAGTCATGCGTAGCCTGTTCAGTCTGAGGACCCCAAACGCCATCTGCTGAGAGTTGAAGGTTGGCCTGCCACTGACGAACTGCCGCTTCGGTCTGAGGACCAAACACGCCGTCTTGGGCAACTCCAACGACCTTCTGAATATCTCGTACCTTGTCTCCGGTAGAGCCAACCTGCCACACGGTGTTAGGAGCCACAGGAACCGGCTGAGTGGGTGTAGGAGGTACAGCGGGAGTGGACCCGCTATGGCGCTCAATGGCCTGAAGAAGCAGCGAGTCAAAGATCCAACGATCTTCTCGTCGGCTCCAAGCGTCTGAACGATCTGCTGGCTGAACATCACCATGATGTGCAAGTCCGGGTCGGTTCTTCACGTCTTCACCGATGAACTGGGAAGCCTCAGCGACATTAAAGCCATTGCGCTGCCAAAATCCAACAATCTCGGCACCCATACGGTCAACCTCAGCCTGAGTTCGTGGATCGTCAGGATTAAGGTCCGAGGACCGTGCGGCGATGGCGATCATCCAGCACTTGCTATTGTATCCCGATGCTGCCACTCCAAAGGCCACATGATCGTCAGGCATCATGGCGACACTGGAATCAGTATCAACGATCATGTGGTAACTGCCCGGATCGGACCTACGGGAAATAAAGCCAGCGGTATTCTCTGCGGCGGTATCCCCACCAGCACCTTCGGTTGTGTGAATGACAACGCCACCACTAAGACCGTTATTGCGGGACGGGTAGAACTGGGGTGAAGCAGGGGGGTTGTCAAGAAGGTAATAACCCATTTTTCTCCTATGTTTAATGCCAGTATTTATCAATACGGCTTTGTCGGGTGACCAAACTATCTAATTCCATAACAATATCGAAATTCCTGATGTTGCCAACACATCGGTGCTTAGGAAATGGGTAGTTAGTGTCGTGGGTAAGTTGAAGAACTACTGGACACTCACTGCACGCAAGTTCAATGCCTGCAACAGTTGTGTCCTTCACTCGGAAGGCTATGGCCCTCTTTCCCATAAATAGAGATTACCACATGCTTAGGTAAGAATATGGAACAAAAGACTTGACACGCTAGATGTTAGCATTTACGCTAATGGCATGAGTAAATTCCAGAAGTTCATTACCGACCTGTTCACACCCGTAGTAACAGTTCGTGGAACGTCAGAGAAGACCAAGAGTTCTATTACGCCTGTTAATAAGGCCATTCTTACCTATGTAGGAGTTGAGGCTATTTCAGGACCCGACAGCACGATTTTGGATAAGGCTGCGTTTGTCGCAACTCCCTACATCCTTAATGTTGTCTCAGATCTCGGTGCTCAGAAAGGGTATGAAGAATCCAAGAAGTGACTCTCTAACGAGATGATCTCCTTGCGTTCCTCAATGCTCTTGTCGATCAGTTCGTTATAAAACGACGACACCGTAGCAGCGGCCTGAATCAGGTACGCCCCTACTTGGTAAGCCTCTTCGGGGGTCATCGTAATAGGAACAATTCCTCCGACGAGTTCTTCCTCTTCATCGACCGGAATACCGAGAACGAGGTGTGGAAGCCACGTTTCGGTGTCTGCCGCTACCGCAATGACCATGATGTCATCTACAATTCCATCACTGTCTTCATTCCAGTTTTCAATCATGTCTCCACTGTACACCGGATTAGTAAGCCTTGGTAATCCTAATGGTTAGTAAAGGGCGATATGATTTATTTGCAGTGAGGTAAACGGTGGGTTACAGTAGTAAGACCGCTTTGTCTGCGGAAACCAATACGAAGGACCACCCGTTCAAAAACTACAAGGGTTTTTGATCGGGCTTTCGGGAAAGGAACACATGACAAACGGAAAGAAACTGCTAGGACTGGGAGTTATCTCATTCTTAACAGTCACAGCCGGAACCGTCGCTCTTGCTGACGGTTCCGCTACAACGGTAACTATTGTTGCCGAAGAAGCCCCAGCGGTGGAGCAGCCTCCACTACCCTCCGATCAATACGTCATTGACGTTGCGATCGCAGAACTGAGTTCCTTCTTGGCAGAAGCAAACCGTGTTGAGTCCGAAAAGGCTCAGCAAGCACAAAAAGCACAACGAGTAGACAGCGCTCCCGCTGTTGAGCCGAATTATGATCCGGGTGACGGCAGTCGCTGGGATCGATTGGCCCAATGTGAGGCTGGAGGAAACTGGGCTACCAACACCGGCAACGGGTTTGGTGGCGGTCTCCAGTTCATGCATCAGCGCTCGTACTCAACGTGGCTGTCTTTCGGTGGAGGAGAGTTTGCTCCACACCCATGGGAGGCAAGCCGAGAGCAACAGATTGTGGTTGCTGAGCGAGTACTTGCTTCATCCGGCTGGAGCGCTTGGCCGGGTTGTAGCAGGAAATTTAATTGGTAGTAGAATAAGAAGTACTTACTAGGTAGAGGAGGAGCCGTGCCAAGAGTTTATGATCGCCCCGATGACTGGGGAGATGAATACGACCTAAACCCATGGACCTCGGCTCCTTCCTCTACCCGAGTAAGCCGTTACCGGTATGATTTCGCTAACAACTCGGTTCAAGTTCAATGGAAGAACGAGAAGAACTGGGGGTACGTCTACGGGATCTATGAAGATATTCCGTACTCCCAATATGTACAGTTCGCTCGTGCGACTTCTAAAGGAAAGCGAATCAACAATCCATTCAATGGATTCACCTACGATCTAATGACGGTGGACGAAGTTATCGAACCATCGAATACTGGCCGTAAAGGTCTATTGTCTCGTACTGGTCAGAAGAGTCCTCTTAAGGGTAAGAAGCCCGCTCCGAACCCGACTCTTGATTACCGTTCGGGTCTAGAGACTATGGGCTGGGACGTTAAGGAAAGTTAAACGTGGCACAGGTAAATATCAGCGGTAAAGGTCCCATCTATTGGGCACGAGAATATGGTGCCGAAGGTAAGACCATCGACACAGCATGGATGGCCGAAACGGCTCCTCCATTCCGAGTTGGACACGCTCTTAGGTTCCGTGTAGGTTCCCGAGCCATCCATCTCGGCTTCTGTCGTAAGAGCAAGAAGCCAATCATCCATGAGGTGGAAAAGACACCTGAGGAGATTGGGAAATGGGTTTTCTAAAGCGCAAGATAACTGAGCCGGTTGCTGTTGCTCCGACGAAGTTGAAGTCAATGCCTGCCGAGGACGTGTACCTACTCATTGAGAGCAATCTCATGGAAGCGCAGTACACCCTTACCCAGTACCGACAGGCAGATGAAGACGTAAAAGGGGCCATTCTTAATTGGATGAGCGTTAGCCTTGAGACGGCTTCCCTTGGGTGTCAAGAACTCAGTAGTCGGAATACTTGACTAATGCGAAATGACTCGTATATTCTGCGGGCATGGACCAATTACAACTAGAACCCACACCTGACATCAAGACATACAGAACGAGACTTTACCGGAATTACAAATCCACAGAGGTTTGTACTAATCCTAAAAGTAGGGTCTCAACAGAATTTACAAGGAGATCACTTGTAGAAGTACTCCAGCGATCTCCATACAGTTTCGACTGGGAAGAATACCCTCGCAGTACTGGTTGGTACGGGATAAATAACGACCTCCACCAACCAATCGTTTATCAATTAATCATCGAATCCAACGAGGAGTCATCTAATGAGTGACAACAGCATCACAATTGAAGAGCGAATTGAAGCCTTAGAGCAGCGAATTGCTTTCCTTGAAAAGGAACGTCCGGGTCGCCGCATGCGCCCGAATGTCACTTCTCAGGCCGGTATCTGCGGTATTAATCCCGACTGCGATTCCAAAGTCTGTACCGATGCCAGTATTTACCGCTACCAGCAGGGCTGTCAGGGTGAGCGGTGCGTGCAGATCAATCGTGAGTACTACTCCGATTACCGTGCAAAGAAGAAGCGTGACAAGGCTGAATCTGCGAAGTGACAACAACTAGGAAAGAATTAGTAACGCCTCCCCTCACCGACGTACAGAGAGGCCATCCTGTGAAAGTGGCCGGAGAGCGTGGACCATTTAAGTTTGTAAAGATTAATGAGAGCGATAATTCCGTGACAGTTTTCGGGGGAGATAAAGACCCCGGAGGCAGGAACTCAATGCGGACATTTGCATCGGAAAGAGTCGAATCTCTCCCAATTCAGAAGCCCTCAGACGAAGATTTGTAGAGTTTTAGGGACGTAATGTAAAGTAATCCCAACTCAGGGTGCTTGGATTGGTCCCCTTCCCCGAGTTGGTCAGATGTGCATGGAAGCCCCCCACTGTTATAAATCGGTGGGGGGCTTCTTCGCATATGGGGATAAATGCTTTATAGTGTCGTCGTGCCAACTTACGAAGACCTAGGAAACCCTGACGACATTGAAGAGAATAAATATGTCGAAGATGACGACCGGGAAGACATCGAAGAAGAAGAGCCGGATGACTATGGCTTAGATACCGATACCGCTGAGTTTGTAGATGAACTCATTAAACGCATTATTCTGTTTTGCGAAGAGTTTGCTGACCTTGAACTCCGCCCGTATCAGAGGCAGTTGGCTTACCGAATCGTTGAGTCGCTTGTCATGGTGGACGGTGAGGAAATCACAGCCCTGTGGGCACGTCAGAGTGGTAAGTCTGAGACCTTGTCGGTCATCGTGGCCGGGTGCATGGTAATCCTCCCCAAGTTGGCTATGTCGTTCGAAATGCTGGAGCGCTTTAAGCGAGGCATGTGGGTAGGTGTGTTCGCACCTGTGGATAGTCAGTCAGACTTCCTTCATGGCCGCATTGTGGATAAGTTGACCTCCGAGCACGCTCAGGAGTTTCTCAATGACCCCGAACTAGACGAACGGGTAGACGGCAAGTCGAAGGTAATCAAACTGCGTTCAGGCTCTATCTGTCGTCGTTCGACCGCTAACCCTCGTGCAAAGATTGAAGGTGCGTCGTACCACCTAGTAGTTATCGATGAGGCCCAAGAAGCCGACGATACTATGGTTCGTAAGTCCATCCACCCCATGCTCGCTGCCTATGCAGGCACCATGGTGAAGATTGGAACCCCCTCGTTCCACAAGGGTGACTTCTACAAGGCAATCCAGTTAAACAAGCGCCGGGGCACTCAAAGGCGTAACCGAATCAACCACTTTGAGTATGACTATAAGACTGTGGGTAAGTACAACCCTTACTACGCCAAGTTCATCGTGCAGGAGAAGATGCGACTTGGGGAAGACTCTGACGAGTTTCAGATGTCTTACAACCTCAAGTGGATGCTTGACCGAGGAATGCTCGTAGCCGAAGACGACTTGGACTTCCTAGCCGACCCGTCTATGCCGTTGGTGAAGTCGTGGCACCGTACGCCGGTAGTGGTCGGTATTGACCCCGCCCGTGTGAAGGACTCCACCGTAGTGACAGTTTGCTGGGTGGACTGGGACTATCCCGATCCGGCTGGCTTCCGAGAGCACCGAGTACTTAACTGGCTAGAGATCCACAACACAGAGTGGGAAGAACAGTATTTCCAGATTGTGGATTTCTTGGACAACTACAACATTGCCTATGTGGGCGTGGATGCACAGGGTATGGGTTCAGCGGTCGCTGAGCGCCTCCAGAGGCTCTTGGAGCATCGTTGTGAGGTAATCCCCGTATCGTCCGATATCAAGACACAGAGCGAACGGTGGAAACATCTCATCGCTCTCCTTCAGCGCCGGATGATTGTTTACCCCGGACACTCCAAGGCCCGACGTACTCGTATCTGGAAGCGATTCCGTCAACAGATGGAAGATGCCGAGAAGGTAATCAAGGGTAACTACATGCTTATTCAGGCCCCACCTGATGAGCGTGATTCCCACGACGACTTTGTGGACTCGCTCGCTATCGCCTGCGCCATGAGTATCAACGACACCACGCCATACGTCGAAACTATGGAAGCACCTTGGTTTCGTTGATATCGATACTTGTGCCATACTGATTGTGTCCCATTATCTCGCTAGGAGACACTCAAATGGCTTATGCGCCTGAGACCGGCTACGAATATGCGTACGCTGAAAACCTGACCCGTCGTGGCCCGCTTCGCTTTGAAGAGGGTGTTGCTACCGATACCGACATTCCTTTCGAATTCGGTCGTGGCGCTTATGGCGATACCGAAGGTGACGGACGTGGTCGTCAGACCATGGCTGGCATGATCAAGACTGCGATGGAGACCCTTCGTGAGAAGGCTCACGTCGGTTCTGCTACTTGGATTGAGGCTCCGATGGAATTGTCGGAGTTCGTTCAGGGTGCGATGGCTGATCATCCCACCTTTGAGCGTGTTGCAGGAAGCGAAACCCGCATTCTGCGATTCAACGCCACTGTAGTCAACGACTGATTACAACTCCAATGAATTTCGGTCAAGCGCCGGGGTCTAAGACCGTTCAAAAGAACGCCTATGGTCCCGGCGCTACTGGCCGTCCTAAGGGGAAAAAGACTTCGACCTCTAAGGTCGCCCTAGTCCCCCATGCGAACGAGGCTCGGATGCCCGAGTATCTCAAAAGCGCAAAAGATCTTATGAACACCTACGGCACCAACGAGTTGCCTACGGGTCTTCAGCCTCGCTGGCTTCTGAACAAGAAGAACCAGAACATTTCGAAGGGTATGACAGGTAACTGATATGGCTGAGAAGAGCGTTGCCAAAAAGGCCACATCCAAAAAGGCCGCTCCAAAGCGATCGGATCGTATAGCCGCCCACCCTGCTGTTACCGAAAACCGTCCTCTTCAGATGTCAGACATTGATGAGCATGGGCAGAAACTTGCTGAGAAGGAATGGGCAAGCATGGGTAACGCCAAGCGCCGTATTCCTGCTGCTATGAAAAGTGCTAATACTTCTCTTGCAAACGCCGAAGCAGCACTTAATGACCCTAAGGCTAGCGACGCTAAGAAAAAACGGGCCGCTACCAGTAAGAAGCAAGCCCTTACTAGAAAGAAAAATGTATCCACTCTTAAAAAAGAGGGTTTACTAGAGAATGTTCCTACGACTATCGAATCGGCTGCTGATAGGCGTGTCAATTTCTTTGATGAAGGTATTAAGAGAAACCAATCGGAAGGAGATATTCGTACCGGTGAGGGCACCTCGGATACACCTATTTCTACTGGTTGGTATTTTAAGCATGCTGATGATTTAAATCAGATTGCCGATATGCATGGCGTTGACCGTGAAAGGGTATACACCGCCTCGGGCGCTATGAGTCCTCAAAACAGTCCTGATAATGAAAAAGCAGCGATTGAAGCACTCGCTTCTGCTCACTATTCAAACCACGAGGTTAAGGCTACTACTCAGCATGGGGCGAGGTTGTTAGGAGTTCCTGTAGGTAAATCTAAGAACTTTAGAGATATCCCTTCAGATCTTGTACAAAAAGTTCTTGGTAAAGAAGAAATGCGTAAGCATTTTGATACCAAAGTTAATATAGAAGGTATTGCCAAAGGCGGTACAAATGTTGATCGTGGCGTAGGAATTCTTCGTGGGGAAATTGATACGGATAATTTCCTTGCTGGAGGACCAAATAGTGGTCCTAAAGTCTCCTCATATGTGGATAATATCCGTAATGCCGGAACTGCATCGCTATCCGAGCGTTCTGAGTACTTCCGCAGAGCACATGAAGCCTCACCGAACTCCAAGCCTTATTTTGAACAAGACACTCTGTTTGGCGAGCAGTGGGAATCCGACCCTTGGGGTCACGCAAATACTTCTACCGGTATTTTGAACCCACGAGGACATACTGCTGAAGATACTTGGATGAAGGCTATTAGTGCTGCACAGCCTAATGAATTTAGGACTATCCCTACCGGCGGTAAAGAGACTGCCCGAGTAGGTAAATTTGTTGGTTCCGACAAGGACTTTCAAAAGATTAGCGCCGCTAACATTCACCCCACTGAAGCAGGTCATCCTAATCCTAATAGTGAGACCATTCTTCACGCACTAAATAACGCTTCTACAATTAGTGCCGCTGAAAAGATTACTCAGAGGGCCAGTGATGCTGGACGTAATGTTGGTACGGGCGTTCCCTCCACTCTTGTTCAGGAAACCGCTTGGTCCGAGTATCGCATCGCAGCAGGTAAGGACGACGCTTATGAAGCAGCGTCCAAGGCTCGTAGTCGTGCAGGTGAATTTCACGGGACTACTTACAAGTATCAAACTCCTAGTGGTAAGACTGTAGAAAAGCCTCATCCGACGCTGTTCTGATAGAGTAACCGAACTATGTCCCTTAACTTTTATCCTCCCTCATACCGTGCGGCAGCGAGCGATCTTACTATTGCCATTAGCCCACTCGGGTTGGTGGAACTTGCGGACGAAGAGTTTGAGGTCCATGGTCCTCGCCTTAACCGCTATGCGAGTAACTGGGCTTGGTATCTAGGCCATCACTGGGCGTACCGCCGTGAACTCGGTGAAGCACAACTTTCTTTCAACTACGTCAAGGCGTTTTCTGACTACTTGGTCAACTTCACCTTTGGTAAGGGCGTAGAATTTGGTTCTCCTGAGGCCACCCAAGGGGTTATCCCGTATCTTCTTAAGCGTGCTTGGGAACATGATAACGACAAGCAGACAACTCTATGGGAAATGGGACAACACGGGTCGGTCTCGGGAGACGTTTTTGTAAAGGTTGCATACGAGGAACCGTTCGTTGATTCAATCGGTCGCCCACGACCCGGTAAGTTCCGAATCCTTCCTCTCAACCCTGCCTTCTGTTTCCCCGAATGGCATCCGCATGACCGTACTCGTTTGATCCGTTTCAAACTGAAGTACAAGTTCTGGGGTACTGCTTCTGATGGCGCTCGTCAGGTATTCACCTATACGGAGATCCTGACTGAAGATTTCATTGAGGAATACATCAATGACGAGCGAATTGATCAGCGACCGAATCCGCTTGGCGAGATTCCTATCGCTTACACTCAGAACATCCCTGTAGCGTCCTCTCCTTGGGGCCTAGCGGATATCACGGATATCATCAGTCTCAACCGTGAATTCAACGAGAAGGCCACTGAGGTCAGCGAGATCATCAACTACCACGGTTCTCCCGTGACGGTGATCATCGGCGCTAAGGCATCAAACCTTGAAAAGGGTCCCAAGAAGGTATGGACCATTGGCTCTAAGGATGCCAAGATCCAAAACCTTTCCATGGAGACCAACTTCGCTGGAATCATGGGATACATGGAACTGGTCAAGCAGGCCATGCACGAAATGACGGGCGTTCCTGCTCAGGCCCTTGGTCAAATGCAGCCGATTAGCAATACCAGCGGAACTGCCCTTGCGGTGCAGTATCAGCCTCTAATGCAGAAGTATGGGCTTAAGAAGACTCAGTACACCCGCCTTTTCAAGCGGATCAATGAACTGGTCATCATGCATGCTGCTATTAAAGAACCTGAATCAATGGTTTATAACCCTTATGTCTCTACTGTGCCGCTTCGTCTTGGACAATATGACCAGTTAGATCCAAACGATCCGGTGACGTATCAGACGACTGTTCATTGGCCCGAACCTCTTCCGGTTGATGTTCTTATCAAGATCAATGAAATTCAGGCTCGTATGTCTATGGGTCTTGAGTCTAAACGTGGCGCTCTTAGGGATTTGGGTGACATGTTCGCTGAACAAAAGATGGCTGAGATCAACGACGAGATGATGGAGGACATGAAAGAGCAGGCGGCTCTTAACCTCATTCAGGCTCAGGCATCCCAGTTTATTATTCAGGCCACAGGTATGACTCCTGATGGTCAGCCTCTGATGCTCCCCGGTCAGGATATGGGAGATGGTCAGATGGCACCCGGTGTAGACCCCAATTTAGCGATGGAAATCATGCAAAGGGCATACGGCCAAGAGCCTCCTCAGCGTGAAACCTTCGAAGAGAGTTAAGGGTTTGCTATGATATGCCGCAAAGTATGGTATATCTATATAGGTAACAAACAGCAGTAATTGGACAAACCACCGTAGAAGGAAACAAATCTCATGTCGCAGGAAGTATCAGAAGCAAACGACGGTTTCTTTGTTGGAACCGATCCTAAAGAGCCAGTCCGTACTTCTGCCACATGGGCTGAAGTTCAGAATGAAACTCTTGCAGGTAATCCGCTGGCGCACAGCCTACCGGAAGTTGAACAAAACGTCGCACGCACCGAAGCAGACGCTCGTTTTTATACCGACGAGGATCTTGAACGAGTTCGCCGTGAGGAAAAAGATAAACTTTACGGGCGCATTCAGACCATGGACGAGCAGTTGAAGGCCATCCAAAAGGAACGTGAAGCAGCGGAAGCCGCTCGCATTGCGGAACTTGACGCTGAGACCGAAAAGGCTCGTCGCGAAGAAGAAGAGAAAATGGAAACTCGTGATCTCCTTCAACGTAAAGAAGAAGAGTGGACAAACCGCTTTTCAGAACTTGAAGGTCGTTACGAGCAGGACCGGGCAGTCTTTGAACGTGAACGTCGATTTACTGAACTTGAACAGTATCGACAGGAGCGGATTGCTCAAGAATCCGAGTACATCATTCCTGAACTCCGAGATCTCATTACTGGGAACTCAGAGCAAGAAATCGATGGCTTCATCGAAGAGATGAAGTCACGGACTGCTGCAATTATGGGTCAATTTGAGGCTTCGGCTTCGACTCAGCGGCAGGCTATGAGGGGAGCGTCTCCGACGGCTCCTCCTGTGGGGCCATTGGAGCAAATGCAGACGTACGAATCGATCAGTCCTGATGATATCAGGACAATGGATATGGAAACGTATAAAAAGTATCGGGCGAGCCTTCTGAACGCTGCTGGCCGTCAGTACCGAGGTTAAGCAGAAGAAGTAAAACCCTATTAACCAAGCCAGTCCATAGGAGGACTTTCTAATGGCTTTTCAGATCCCCGATGGGTCTGCTATCACCGGCACTAACCGTGTCGCTGGTGGCGTTGCCGGTTCGGCATTCGGCGCTCCCGCCGGATACGATACAGCCGGTGCAGGTGCAAATATCACAGGTGGCTATGGTGCAGGTATCACTTCCGGTACCTCCCTCATGGGTCCTGCGATTCAAACTGTTTGGTCGAAGGAGATCCTCTTTCAGGCCATGCCGGTTCTCCGGTTTGAACAGTTTGCCGTAAAGAAGACCGAACTCGGCGTTATGCCGGGTCTCACGGTTAACTTCATGCGTTACAACAACCTTCCGATCCCTTCGGGTCCGCTGGTTGAAGGTATCCGTATGAAGACCTATGGCATTACCGCTCAGCAGTACCGTATTACGGTTGCTGAACACGGTTTCGCTATTGCCGTTTCGGAACTTCTCCTCAACGCTTCGTTCGATGACGTTATGGCTTCGGCTTCACGTCTTCTCGGACGTAACATGGCGCTTTACATGGACACGCAGGCACGTCAGACGCTTCAGTCGGCAACCAGCAAGGTTTACGGCTACAAGGCCCCGACCGACCTGACCTCCGGCTACGGCATCTACAACAAGGGCGTTCAAGGCGCTTCCGGTACCATTGGTTCCGGCGGCTTCTTCCTCACCCCGCATGCGGTCAAGGATGCAGTGCTTGAACTTTCAAGCAAGAACATTCCTCGCCTTGGCGAGACGTATGTCTGCTTCATCCACCCGTCACAGAGCCGTCAATTGCGTGACACGCCAGAATTCATCGAAGTTTCGAAGTATGCCGCTCCCGGTAACTTCATGCTTGGTGAAATTGGCCGTCTGTACGACGTTGTCTTCATCGAAACGACGCAGGTTGGTCGTCCGCTGGCTGATCCGGCTGACTTCATCAACACCGCTTACGACGATGGTACCCCCGCCGCATGGCGTGGTACCGACTCGCAGACCGATGGTGCTGACGTTAGCGCTGCCACGATTGAGGATTCACCGGGTTCAGGTGCCGAACCGGGCGCAGTTGCGACCCCGGCTTGGGATGAATACTGGCCCTCAGACTTCACGGTTACCCCGGACACAGAGCAGTTTGAAGCCCTTATGCTTGGTGACAATGCATTCGGTCATGCAATCTCTCTCCCGGTGGAACTCCGTGATGGTGGCGTTCTTGACTTCGGTCGTGAGCACGCCCTTGCGTGGTACAGCATTTGGGGCTTTGGCCTCATCACCGATTCGGCAGTCTGCAAGATCGTCACCAACGGCTGATCTTCAGTACCCCGAGTTATCTGTCGGATATGGGGGCGGGTCGTCAAGGCCCGCCCCTATGTGCGATACTACATAGAAGCAGTATCAATCAGTATCGAACCTTTCATAGGAGAACAAACCGTGCCTGCACCGAAGCCAGTAAAGCCTCAGAACGACGAACGTAATGAGGAAATTGAAGGGGGCATTGGAACTCTTTCCAATGTTATGACTACGTCTCCCCTCCCCGAAGTCGAAGTTGACCCAATCGCTAGCACTGCCCGCACTGAGGGTGGAGTTCCGACGGTCGTGATCCGTGTTAACGAAGCCATCGAAGACATGTCTTACGTTGCCGCTGGTCGAACAGAGCGATACACCTTTGAACAAGGTAATCGCTACCGAGTCCCGATTTACATTGCCGCAGAACTTGAGAGTCTCGGCAAGGTTTGGCACTAAGGAGCCACCCCCATGGGTATTGCAACCATCCACTATCTTTCTATGAATGCCCGAGACGGCGTAGTAGACATTCCTGACGAAGAAGGTACCAACACAGTCCTTGAGGACTGGAGCGGTTCCTATACGTTTGACAACCTTCAGGTTCCTAACGTCTACACCGTTAACTGGGGTGACAGTACTGCTACAGAGGACGTGGTAGTGGGTGGTGCACTCTCCCGTATTAAGACCAGCAACAAGGTCGTCGATGTTCCGTTCATGTTCAATGATCCGAACCCGTATGAGATGGCTATCCTTCCCGATAACAAGACCGCCTACGTCACTCAGCCTCAGGCTGGTGAACAAAGTGGCAACCCAGTCGGTCGTATTAGTGTTGTGAATCTTCAAACCAAGAAGGTCCTAGACGAGATCGCTATCCCCAACAACTATTATGTATGGGGTATTACTGCTACCTCTGACGGTAGTAAGGTCTACGTTGCTTCTGGCCAAACTACAGAGGGCGACGATGACAAGGTGTTCGTCATTGACACCGATAAGCGGGAAGTTATCAAGGAAATTACTGTAGGTGCTTACCCGACCGGTGTTGTCATTAACCCTGCCGGTACCGAACTTTGGGTCACCTGCGCCGAGGATGATTCCATCTATATCATTGATACCGCTACGGATGAAGTTGATCGCTTCTTGGAATTCCCTGTTGCCGGATCAGAGCCTATGCGTGGAGTGTTCTCCAATGACGGTAGCATTTTCTACGTCACTCTTTGGGAACTCGGTCAGGTTGCAGCCATTGACAGCGACGCTACTACCCTCGTTGATTACACTAATATTGAAGTTGGACCCACTGCTGTCGCTCACGATTACCCGTTCGGTATTGCAAAGAACGCCGCCGGAACTCGTCTTGCCGTTGCACTTAACGGTGAGGCCGGTGTAGTTATCATTGACACAGACCCATTTGAAATTATTGATCTTGTTCTTACTGAGGACTATCCGTGGGCCATTGCGGTCGATGAGGACGATATTGCATACGTTACTCATGGAAATGGTGACGTGTACTACATCGACATCAACACGGAAACCATTGAAGATTTTGAATACGTCGGTGCTAACGCCAATGGCATCACTATCGCCCCGAACGGTGTCTACGCTTATGTGACCGTGTTCGGTTGGTCCGACTGTGATGGTCAAGACACTTACTTTGACCTGAGCCACACCTACGCCACCCCCGGAACTTACACCATTACCGCAACTGACAAGGATGGTCAGGTTGACGTTAAGGGTACCGTTACTGTCCTTGTTGACTGATCTAATTTAGGAGCAATTCCAAATGGCCCTTCGTAATGGGTTCCGTATCCCAAATGCTGATACGTTCGCTCCTGACTTTCAGACATCCCAACCGGATCAGGGAGATTTCCTGATCCTTGGTAATAACCAATACGGTGTTATCACTGGATGTGGTGTCACTATTAGCGGCTACTCCGTGGCCGTTGAGAGTGGACCAAATCTGCTAGTTGTTGCAGGTCAGTTATATACACTTGCTGGAAGTCTCGGTCTTTCCGTCTCCTCTTCCGCTGCACTCGCTCGTTTCGATCTAATCGTTTACGACACGAGCCTATCGTCCCCGTTTGCGGTAGTGGCAGGTACGCCTGCTGCTAACCCTGTATTCCCCGACGTTACAAGCACTATGACGGTGCTTGCGGCTGTATTTATCCCCGCCTCGGGTGGTAGTGGGTCTACGCATATCATTGATAAGCGTAACTTCCTTCAGACTGAGGTCATTGGCGTTAACTCTCCGATGATCCTTAAAAACCTTGATAGCACTGGCGCATACATCAAGGTAAGTATCGATGGAAGCGGCAAGATCTCTTGGGGAAATGGAGCGGGAGTTACCGATGTCAGCCTTGAGCGTTCTAGTGCAGGTAAGTTGCTTACCGCTGGTGAACTATCGGCTGGAATCCTCACGGCTACTACCTCAGCCACGGTTGCTGGTAAAGACGTAATCACCACAGAGACAATCGACTGGGGTAGTTCACGTCCTAGCGCTAGCACTAAAGACATCGGTGACGTATACGTTAATAACACCAATGGTGATATCAGCGTAGTTAAGTTAGACCCTCTCGGTTCTAAGGAGTGGACTTCCCTCCAGCCCAACCTTCCGTCCGGTTCTGTCATCCAGTCTCTAGTAGCCCCTGACCGTATGCCGGGGTGGCTTCCGCTCATTGGCGGCACCATCGCTACATCGGCAGCGGGAAACCTGCCTGATTTGTTCCCTGAATGGGTATCGGGTAGCAATATCACTCTTCCCGATATGAAGGGTCGTACTCCTGTTGGTGGTGGAAGCATCACTAACGGAACTATCGGTTCTACTCACGGGACCGTAGTTGACGGAACTGGTCAGTCTTCAGTAACTCTTACTACGACCAACCTTCCGGCCCATAGCCACCGTACTGGGACCACTACCGGCGATGCTGGTACTCATGCTCACACGGGAACTACAGCCGGAGATGGCGCACACACCCATACCACTAGTGGACATACCGGTGGAACTGGCGACGCTGGTGCCCACGGTCATACTGCTAGTGATTCAGGACATTGGCATTACTGGGAAGGCGGCTTCCCTATCGTCGCTACCTTCCCCGGTGATCATCACGATAGTTGTATGGACCTTCCTTTTACGGACTCAAGCCACACTTACAGGACTCGTCCTGAGGCCCACTCAATGTTTGGTACGGCCAACATCACGGTAACTAACGCCGATAATCATTTCCATTCAATCGGAACATCGGCAACTCATACTCATTCAATTAACACTATGAGTACTCAACCAAACCATAATCACACTCTTCCGGCGCACAGCAGCGTTGGAAACGGAACTCCATTTACCGTTCAGCCCCCCACGCTGAGTCTCTACTTCTACATTAAGATGTAGGGGGTAGGGCGACCATGGCGACAGAACCTGTCGTTTACCGAGTCGGATCTTTTGTACCAAATACCGTAACCGAATCCGCTGAGTTATACGCCGAGCAACTTGAAGAAATCCCATACCCGCTAGGTATGAGCGAATACGCAAACGAAGCAAACTGGCCCCCAGCCGGATTCTCAGGAGTATCGGTGACTACAACAACATCTACTAATACCGCCAGCCTACTGCCGCAGGCGTATAACCTTGAATGGGTTCAGGGCGACACTGCTGAGTTCCAGTTCCTGTTTACTGATGTCAACTGGACACACGTTGATCCCGATGAAGTCGATCAGCCGGAATGGGTTGAGACGACTTGGTCTTCTCAGGTTCGTAATCCTTATATCTACTCTACCTACGCTTCTGATTATTGGGTTCCTGCCTACGGCTACCAGTACAACTGGTGGCGTGGTAACAGTATCGTTGCCGAGTTTGATACTACTTCTGAACTTATCCAAGGCTTTGATACTACTGATCTAGAGCGCTGGGCTACTCGTGTGACCCTTACACTGCCCGCTACGGATAGTTCCCTTATCCTTCCCGGAAACTGGTACCGCTGGGATCTTCAGACTCGTACAGTTGATGAGGTCGTTAAGACGCACCTCCGGGGCAAGGCGAGGATTGTTACTGAGTGGACCGTGAGGTAACAACTCATGGAAATCATTCCCGTTAACAATAATTCTCCGGTCACTATCAACCCTCAGGCCCCCACTGAGATCATCATTACTCCCGGTGCTCCTACAAATACCGTAGGGACCATTACTACCCCTTTGTCAGGACCCCGAGGCCCTCAGGGCGCTCAGGGGAATCAGGGTGCCCAAGGAGCAGAGGGAGACGACGGTGCCCAAGGCAATCAGGGTGCCCGTGGTACGCAGGGATACCAAGGTTCGTCCGGCCAGCGTGGTGCTCAGGGTTATCAAGGTAACCAAGGTACCCGTGGTTATCAGGGGTATCAAGGCGCTAGGGGCTATCAAGGTAACCAAGGCGCTGTAGGTCCTCAGGGAGTTACAGGAGCGCAGGGAACTACCGGCTCGCAAGGTCCGCAGGGACAGCGTGGCTATCAGGGGTACCAAGGTAATCAGGGGTCTAACGGTTACCAAGGTCCTCAGGGTGTCAATGGCACACAAGGCGTTCAAGGTTCTCAGGGACCTCAAGGAGACACAGGCTCACAGGGCGTACAGGGTCATCAAGGCGAAGAAGGCGTACAGGGTACACAAGGTCATCAAGGTGACGTTGGGTATCAGGGTACGCAAGGTTCTCAAGGCGAAGTAGGTTCTCAGGGATCACAAGGTTCTATCGGCCCACAAGGGTTTGAAGGATCTCAGGGATCACAGGGTCACCAAGGTCATCAGGGTTTCCAAGGAGAGACCGGTTCGCAAGGTAATCAGGGGTATCAGGGTGTCCAAGGACATCAGGGTGTTCAGGGTTTCCAAGGAGACGTTGGTTCTCAGGGCGTACAAGGACACCAAGGATTTCAAGGCGTTCAGGGGACACAGGGTGTCCAAGGCCATCAGGGCTATCAGGGTCAAGTAGGATCAGAAGGCCCTCAAGGCTTCCAAGGACATCAGGGTGATCAAGGTCCTCAAGGATTTCAAGGTAATCAGGGCAACCAAGGCGTTCAGGGAACGCAAGGAAATCAGGGTTTCCAAGGTAATCAAGGCAACCAAGGGTCACAGGGAAATCAAGGTGACACTGGCTCTCAGGGTGTACAGGGATTTACTGGTTCCCAAGGGACACAGGGTGACACCGGAGCGCAAGGTTCTCAAGGTGTTCAAGGCCATCAGGGCTTCCAAGGCGTAGAAGGTGCTCAAGGTAACGAGGGTCCTCAAGGTCTGAGCGGACCTCAAGGATCGCAAGGTGAAACCGGTTCACAAGGATCGCAAGGTTCTACCGGAGCGCAAGGCGTACAGGGTCATCAGGGAGTCCAAGGTCTTACCGGTTCGCAAGGCGTTCAGGGGCATCAAGGGGTAACTGGAGCGCAAGGAACGCAGGGCAATCAAGGCGTAACAGGAGCACAAGGAACTCAGGGTTACCAAGGCGTAACAGGCGACAAATACTCAACCACGTCTTCAACGTCGCTCACCATCACCAACAACGGCACACTGAACCTAACTATTGACACCGGTCTTGCTTATTCGGCTGCTCAAACCATCGTGATTGCTTACAACGAAAGCAATCACATGAATGGCGAAATCATTTCGTACAACTCTGGTACGGGTGCGCTTTCCGTTCATATTACGCACAAGGTCGGCAGCGGAACGTATTCCTCGTGGACGGTAAATCTTGATGGTGCTGTTGGTCCTCAGGGAAGCCAAGGTGACTACGGTGTTCAGGGCGTTCAGGGTTCAACTGGCGCACAAGGCGACACTGGTACTCAAGGTACTCAAGGCGATACTGGCGCTCAAGGTACGCAAGGCGTACAGGGTTCAACAGGTCCGCAGGGTGAGGAAGGTTCTCAGGGAACGACTGGTTCACAGGGACCGCAAGGTTCAACTGGAAGCCAAGGAAGCCAAGGTTCGATTGGTTCGCAAGGCGTTCAGGGGCATCAAGGAGCCGCTGGTGCTCAGGGTGTTCAGGGTTCTGACGGTGTTCAGGGCTTCCAAGGCGTAGAAGGCGCTCAGGGTAACCAAGGAGATACTGGATCGCAGGGAACCCAAGGAAATACCGGGGCACAGGGTTCAACAGGCTCACAGGGGCATCAGGGCGACACTGGGGCGCAAGGAGAAGTGGGTCCGCAAGGTACTCAGGGAGATACAGGTCCTCAGGGTGACACTGGTGTTCAGGGATCTCAGGGCGACGTGGGTGGCGAAGGACCGCAAGGCTCTGCTGGTGCTACCGGCGCTCAAGGTTCTCAGGGAGCCGATGGCGTTCAAGGATCTACTGGTAACGAAGGACCTCAAGGTACTCAAGGCGATACCGGCGCTCAGGGTGACACTGGTGCTCAAGGAACACAGGGAGACACCGGAGCGCAGGGCGATACTGGCGCTCAAGGTACGCAAGGCGTACAGGGTCATCAAGGTGACACCGGAGCACAGGGCGAACAAGGTGCTATAGGTCCGCAGGGGTACGAAGGTGCCCAAGGCGATACCGGTTCTCAGGGCTTTCAAGGCAACCAAGGATTCCAAGGAAACGATGGACCTCAGGGCTATCAAGGGCACCAAGGTGACGACGGTGTTCAGGGCGTTCAGGGTCATCAGGGGTTCCAAGGAACGCAAGGTGTCGATGGAGCACAAGGATTTCAAGGCAACCAAGGTCTAACCGGTTCCCAAGGAACTCAGGGTGATGTTGGCGTTCAAGGAAATCAGGGAAATCAGGGGTCACAGGGCAATCAGGGTACACAGGGTGTTCAGTCTGTTCTATCTTCAGACCCCTCATTCCATACGGTTACAGTCAACGGAACTGGCGACGACACAAACCTTCTCGCACTAACCAACTCTCATTACAACTCACGAATCTCCCTTGATAGCACCGGCACAAACGGTCGTGAATACAGGATCATCAGCACGGCCACCGGCTCAGCAATCACCGCTGGATCACTTGCCATTTATGACGCTGACGCTTCTGCCGTTCGACTGCGTGTCGCAGACGACGGCACCGTCTACGTCGTAGGCACACTTGATGCCAACGCTATTGCTGTTACATCCACGACTGTAGTTACGAACCTCAATGCCGATCAGTTGGACGGTCAGCATGGTTCGCATTACTTGGACTGGACGAATACAACTAATAAGCCTGATCCGACGATCACTCTCGGTGGCGACCTCACAGGTTCAGTAACTCTCACCGATCTCGCATCCGGCACTCTTACGGCCACGATCGCTGCGGATTCTGTTACTCTCGGAACCGACACGACTGGCAACTACATTGCCACGATCGCCGGAACGGCAGACGAGATTGAAGTATCCGGTTCGGGTACGGAAAGTTCAGCAGTAACACTAAGCCTGCCAGCAACAATCAATGCCAATACAACTGGTTCTGCTGCAAGGTGGACTACTGGTCGAACTATCACACTTGGTGGAGATCTAACCGGAAATGTCACTCTTGACGGTTCCGCTGATGTGACGCTTACCGCTACGGTCGCTGCTGATTCTGTCGCACTCGGTACAGATACGACTGGCAACTATGTAGCCACCATCGCCGGAACTGCCAATCAGATCACTGTTGGTGGAGCAGGCACTGAATCTAGCGCTGTAACCCTCTCACTTCCTCAGGACATTGCGTTCGATTCAAACGTCATGTTCAATAATATTACGGTGGGTGACAACAACATCCACTTTGCCGATTTTGACGAAACCGGCATTGCCTCTATCACTGGCTGGGCTGGTATTCCTACAGCAAGCATCTTCAATGAATATACCACCACGGTCAATCTTGGTGGCGCTGCAACGACAGTAAGTATCGGTGCGGGATCAGGCACAACAACCGTAAACAATGCCCTCGTCGTAACTGGCGATCTTACGGTCAACGGAACTACCACAACGGTCAATACAACTACCGTTTCAGTAGACGACAAAAACATCGAACTCGGCGCAGTAACAACCCCCACGGATGTAACTGCCGACGGTGGCGGCATCACCCTCAAGGGCGCAACCGACAAAACCATCATCTGGGTAGATGCAACCGATTGTTGGACATTCAATCAAGACGTTGATCTCGCCTCAGGCAAGGCCTACAAGATCAATGGAACCACCGTTATCGGTTCTACGAGTCTTGGTGCCGGAGTAACATCATCAAATCTCGATACCGTCGCAACGATCGGCACCGGAACGTGGCAAGCCTCAACGATTGCTGGTCAGTATGGTGGCACTGGTGTCGCCAACACGGGCAAGACGATTACTCTTGGTGGCAACGTCACGACATCGGGTGCTTACGCCGTAACCTTTACACTTACTGGAACAACCTCCGTCACTATGCCGACTTCGGGTACAGTGATTTCAGACACAACAACTAACCTCATCTCTGATAACGATCAGTTGATTCTCGCCTCGCAAATCTTTGGAAGGTAATAATGGCTACTTACGCTAAAACAACTTTAAGTGGTGGCACTGCTAATGGCAGGGGAATCCTTGTTGCTGCCACTACCACCTCAGGAACGGTGATCCACACAGGCCCTACGGCTACAAGTACCCTGCATGAGGTTTGGTTGTATGCGGTAAATAGTTCTACGTCGTCCGTGAAACTCACCATTCAGTGGGGAGGGGTCGCCGTTACTTCTCCTAACATTGACGAGATTGAGGTGACGATTCTTCCCGAATCTGGTCTTGTCCTCATTGCCCCCGGACTTCTGATTAAGGGAGTCGCTACACCTCTGGTAATAGGGGCTTACGCTGGCACTGCAAACGTCATCGCCATCCACGGTTACGTCAACACCATCACCTGATCATGAGAGAAGTAACTCAGTACGTTTCCGAACCTGCCGTTTCAGTGCCAGTGGGCATGATGGTTATGTATGCAGGCGGCACGGTTCCGGCAGGTTGGTTGATTTGTCGAGGAGCAACGCTTCTTATTGCTGATTACCCGGCCCTCTACTCAGTGCTTTCTACCACTTATGGTGGAAACGGAACTACTAACTTTCTTCTCCCCAATATGGACTTGAGAGTTCCCGTAGGTGCTGGCGGTACGGCAACTGGCGCATTAACAGGAACCAATGGTGCTGGTGTGGGGATTACAGAAGCGGGATTGGGACGGGCTATTGGCTCTACTGGCGGGTATGCGTCAGTGACTCTTACGTCCGCTCAGTCGGGTATTCCACTCAACGGTAATCACACTCATTACGTTAACGACAATGGGGGAATAAACGCTTCAGGTATGGGTACCGGAGGTGAGGGCGGTATACCAAATAGTCAGACTGAGATTACGAGAGACATGGCAGGGAGTGGATCTTCAAATGCAACTTCTTCCCATGAAAACCGTATGCCGTATTTAGTTCTCAACTTCATTATCAAGGCTTACTAATGGCTGACTACGTTTCCGCTCAAGTTTCTTTAACCAAGATGGATTTCCCTGTTGGGACTATCTTGATGTTCCCGTACACAACCTTTATACCTAGAGGATGGTTGCTGTGTAACGGGAGTGGTTTTGCAGTCGCAACATACCCTGCCCTTCATTCCGCCATCGGAACCACTTATGGCTCTACCGGAGGATTTCAAGTTCCAAACATGACGAACCGTGTTCCTTACGGATCTGGAGTTGAAAGCCTCGGTGCTACAGGCGGAGCGACTTCAGTGCAACTTACAGAGTTTCAAACAGGGTTAGTTGATCACTATCATAGAAACTCTGATTATCATCTTAACTCTACTGGTGGAGTGGCAAGTGGAAGTAACGTCACTGGTTTATATGGAGACGTTAACTACGGTGGAACTAGCACCGAGGCTGCCGGTTCTGCCGCTTCCGCTCACACTAATGTCCAGCCTTATATGTCCATGTATTTCATTATTAAGGCTGTCGCATGAGCAGAGACTTAGTAAGCCAAAACGTATCTCAAAACCTTAGGAAGATTGTTGAAGGAACGATCACGATGTGGCCGTCTAATACGATTCCCAAGGGATGGCTTCTGTGTGACGGAACAGGATACGCTACTACCGCATATCCTGCGCTATATGCAACCATCGGAACTGTCTATGGTTCTACCGGGGGCTTTCAAGTCCCCGACATGAGAACAAGAGTTCCCTATGCAACAGGTTCCGCTGGAGCGACTGGCGGAGTTTCAACAGTTACATTGTCTGCTGCTGAGTCGGGTGTATTTCGACACTCACACGCATACAACGATTTCAGCATATCCTATGGGTTTAATGGAACCTTTGCCGAGAGTGGTGGTGTCGTCTGTTTCCAAACTAGAAACACATGGGTCAATGAGCCGATTCAAACGGATCGACTTTATGTAAGTGGAACTGGATACCCTTCCGGCAAGGCAGCAGCAGCCGCACATACAAATCTTCAGCCGTACCTTCTTCTCAACTTCATTATCAAAACCTGAGGTAAAAAATGGATGACATTGAACTCCCGGAATCACTGCCCCCTCACATTTTCGGATACAAACCGGATCAACTTTTTGATAGGGACCGTGGCGCTCAAAAACTAGGATTCAACAATGAAACTGACTTGCTGGCTAGTGGGACAGAGTTGGATGCAGCAAATCTAGATTCATATAATGAAAGTTTTCAAAAGAACAATGACCAGATTTCAGCATGGCTTCAAAACCATGTCAAAACAGCCGAAGCAGTAATCATGCTGACCGATCGACTCAAGTCTCTTGAAGATCGATTCAGCGAACAGTCTGCTCGCCTGCGAGCAGTAGAGGCACAACTCGGGCTTCAGGCGTAATGAACACTGAAACATCCACTGATATGGTATCAGTGGAATTACCACGGGAACTGGTGGAGAGAGTTGCTTTCCTCATGGAACCCTTGGATATAGACCAAGATTATTGGAATATGTATTGGGCGTGCCTAAAGGCACTAGCGAACAGGAACGAATAGTGGATATTGATATCGATCTTCAGGCCATCATTGATGAACTTCTGGAGCGTAATAAGCAACTAATTCTAGAAAATATCATCCTAAAGAAGGCCCTTGAGCAGGTCCAAGCACTTGATACAGAGGCTTTCTCGGCTGATACCGCCTGATAGGGTACTATAGGTGTATGACAACATTGGCAGAAGTCTCGTCTGTAGCGCGTAAACTTAGTCGTGATTTCGGAACCTTTTTCGAAATCAACTTTGCGACCACAGGCGCAACTCTCCGTCTCCCCCATCCTTTGGTGGAGCCTTCTTCTGTCTCTGTTATCGAAAATGACGAAGGCGCTGCTGTTACTGACTTTGTAGTCAACGCCCGTGGGGGTCTACTCAAGATCCCCAATCCCTCCCAGTATGCGGATGGGGTCTATGTATCGGGTATGTACTACCAATGGTTCCTTGACGAGGACCTTGATTTCTTCTCTAAGGTGATCATCTCAGAGCATATGCACCACCGCCCCGGAGTGGACCTACAGTCCATTATGGGTGTCGAAGTTGAGGTTATGGGTATCGGTGCTCTCGTTGGAGCACTCTGGTCACTGCTTGCGGAATTTGCAACCGATATTGACGTATCTTCGCCCGAGGGTATGAACATTCCTGCCCATCAGCGATTTAATCAGGTACAAACCCTTATTGGTTATTGGGAAAAGCGGTACGAAGAGAAGGCTGCGATGCTCAACGTCGGTCTCAAGCGTATCGAAATGCATACGCTTCGACGTATCACACGCCTCTCCAATCGGTATGCCCCGGTCTATCGTGGTCGTGAGATTGATAATCCTCGCCCGCCGATTCGTATTCGCCCGCTTATTGACCCCGGAGAAGCCACTCCGTTTGAGGACGAGGAATCTTTCTGGGGTTCCCAAGATCCCAACATGCAGACTGAATCCTATGACTTAGGTTATGGAGGATGGGGATCGCTCGGTACCGGTGGTAACCCATGATCGATACCCGTCGGGAAACCAACCATATCTATAAGGAACTCGGTCGATATCAGAACAAGATTGGCGAAGGTCTTATCTGGTTCAAGTTTGATATCGACTCCTCGTATGACTCTGTCTATGACGAGGGCGGTAGAAACTACCTTCCCGGTGTCGCCGTCCCTGTTTTGTGGGTAGATCAGATCGAAGACACAGAGACCTATGGTCCTGAGGGCCGTC